GTGAACTTGAATCACAATTCTTCAAATTTCCAAATTTGGCTCAACCTTTATTAGATTGTGAAGAATATATATATTCAATTATTACTTCATGGCTATTACATTTGGTTGACACCCCTTTTGGACAAGGGCTATTGGCTTATCATGTTCGTAAGGCAGTTTTAGCTTTTTATGAGAGCATCTTTGAACAATATTTTATGAAAATCAGTTTAATCGCTCTTATTATGTTAGAATTGCTTTATCATGGTTTCTTAGGCGCAAGATTTATTCTTATGTTTTTATTCTTTATTTTTGGAAGTGTTTATTTACTTTATTTAAAGTATAAATATCAATTCAAAAGTAAGATTAGAAATTTACCTAGAATTTCCACATGGATTATCAATATGGATTTTAGAACTAAGATGAAGATATTATCTTTTCTTGGTGGAGTATCCACATTGACCGCATTTATTAAATTTATTAAATATTTGCGCACTCTACCTACAGCACAAGCTGCAGCTCCTATTAGAATTTTACCTAAGGAGGGAGTTGTAAAGGAAGATGAACATCCAAAGTGGGGAACTTCAGGTATGCGTGAAAAGGAAAAAGCATTTAAGATTGAACCGGACCTTTCACATGATGTGAAATCTATGGATCCTGAAAAGATGTTTAATAGTCTTAAAAGGAGACAATTTAATCTTAGGATTGACATAGATGACGCTTATACTTCTTGTAATTGTGTTCCTATGAAATCAAATGTTATGTTGATTCCTAATCACATTGTGCCTAAGAAAGTTTCGAAAGCTTCTTTGAGTAAACCAGGTGCTTTATTTAAACATGTATATATTCAACCTGAATCTGTGTATAAAATACCAAATACGGATTTTGCGTTATGGTATTTACCAGAATTGGGTGATCAAAAGGATATTACAGAATATTTACCTAGTTATATACCTCAAGGAAAAACTTTTGAAGCTTTTATGATGTATAATAATAATGGCACTATTGAAAAATATGATAAGATGTTGGTTCATAGAACAAGTTCACGTTCAACAGAAGGTGGACATTTTGAATCAGTTACTTATTCATTTCCCGGACAAACCTTCAAAGGTTTATGTATGGCTACCGTTATAGCTAACGATTTAAAAACTCATCCTTTTATTGGTGGTTTTCATCTTGCTGGTAGTGGTAGTGCCGGAGCCGCAGGGTTCATTACTAAGGAACAAGTGGAATCCGGTATTACCGAATTGAATAAGAAAGCAGGCATCATGATTTCTCATAGTGCTACTCCTTTTCAAACTACTCTTTTAGGAGTTAATGTGGGACCTTTATTGGAACCACATGAGAAGGCGGTTGTACATCAACTTAAACCCGAGGCAAAATGTACTGTTTTTGGTCAACACAATCAGCCAAGAAGTACGCCTTCATCTAAAGTTGTAACAAGTATGATTTCAAGTGCTGTAACAAAGCACTTAGATTTACCAAAAATACATGGTCAACCTTGTGAAATGAAAGATGATAGGCATAAATTAGTTGATATTGAAGGAAAAACCGATACAGCATACAAATTTCAATTAGATTCCTTTAATAAGGCATATGATGATTATTCAGATCAAATTATGAATGGTCTTAATGATAAACATTATGCGAAAATTGGAAAATTGAGTGTTGATGCCATTTTAGCCGGATATGATGGTGTAAAAGGTATCAATTCTATGGAATTCAGTACCGCAGCTGGTTTTCCTTTAAAAGGAACTAAAAAGCAGTTTGTCGAGGAATCTCAACGTTTCGTTGAAGGAATTTCTTGTCCGCGTGATGTGGATGAGGAAATTCTTGATGAAATGAAGCGTCTTGAGAAGGAATTGAGTGAAGGAAAAAGGGTAAACACTGTCTTTAAGGCTTCACTTAAAGATGAACCTGTAAAAGCGACGAAGAAGAAAGTTCGTGTTTTTGCTGGTTCAAATATGCCATTTACCATGTTAGTGCGTAAATATTATTTGACTCTTTCTGCTTTAATGCAGGATGAAAAAGAATTATTTGAATGCGCTTGTGGTGTAAATGTATATTCTCCTGAATGGGATGCTCTCATGAATCATGTTTTTAAACATGG